TTACTCAGGCAGTTTCACACAATACGCCATTTTGTAGTATGGGGGGACTGTGCTGATGGCGTTTGCTGTTGCTGCGTGAGTGTGGGCTGTGCCTGTGAACGTGTGGCTATGTGCCACAGCAGAAAATCCATGTGAATGACCGGGATCATAAATACCGTGAGCATGTGCCCATGAATTTCCTGTATAATTTGTTGCAGAAACCCACGCGGCAGATGTTGATTCACTCCGGAGAAAGTTTTGCACACCTTGGTTACTTGCCCCAATACAAGAAATCATGCTGTGGTTATGACTCGGCAACGTATTCCCATCCAGCGTCGTACCCTGCACACCAACCCCCGTTCCTGACGCAGCAATGCCGCCACCCGCCGCTGTATTGCCAATACTCCCTCCCTGCGTGGCGTTCTGCACCGAAACGGTCGGGGTGACCGACGCTGCACCGCCCGTCTGCCCGGCGTCCCCGGAGTACGAAGAACACATAACAAACCTATTTCGCAGATCGGGCACCGAGCCGCCCCGTCCATCGCTGCCGCCGTCACAGATGAGCCAGCCCGTATCGGGTTCGGACTCTCCCCAGAAGATGGGATTACGGTTATCGGGGCCGCCGAGGTTGACGCTATAAAACGGAATCACCGAGCCGGGAGGTGTATCCCCTCCGGCCTTTTTCCCCTTGAAGAGAGGAACATCCCATATCGCCGGATTCGTGCCGGGCGTGACCGGGTTCGTAGGATTGACGGCAATAGCGACCTGAGCCTGCCACAGGGAACCGTCAGGCCCGATACAGAGCGCGCCTTTGCTATAGGGCTGCGCCGAAGACCACGGCAGAATGCCAAAACGCGAACACTCTTCCGAGAGGCCGGACAGCAGGTACAGAAGCTGATTCCAACGGGAACTCTCACCAAGGGAATCGTATTTCTGCCCGGACTCAAACTCCGCATCGGTGTCGCGGTAGGCAATACCGGAAACGGGCTGCGTGGGGATCGTCGTCTGTGCGTTCTTGCCCCATATCGAGTTGAGAACGCCTGCAAAAGTTCGCTGGATGCCTGAAAGCGCCATATGTTCTCCTAAAGAAAAAGGTTACCCTTGCTTGCCCATCTGCCGGAATCCCAGCGTTGGGCGTTGCTTTTATCGAACGAAAAAAAGGAAACGGGGACGAAAACGATATATCCCGAGACATGCAGGGTTGCGGGATAGGGAACCGCGTATTCGTCATCGACCCGCCGTGTCGTTACAGCGGTGGTAAGTTTAACGAGATTCGTTGTGCTTATCGTCGAGGGGGCGATCAGGCGTACTTGCATGGGACCCGTCTTTTCAAAGCTGACGGAGTTTCCCGCAACAAGCCGAATAAGCCCATCAAGCTCCGGGACCGAGGCCACCAGCGTATGGTTGGCGATGATGCGGGTCAGAATATTCGTCCGGTACACCGGGTCTTCCGCCGGGATGTACTCGACCAGCGGAGCGTCCCGGCACCACCACGGCGTCGAATCCCAAGCCTGCCCCATGCGGTCAAAGGCAAACCAGTGCGAATCGCTGTACTGGTACGGGGCGCGTTCCTCTCCGACGATACGCCCAAGCGCGTCAAGGTTCGCGGCTTCGGCGGCGTAGAGGGTACGCCCGCGCTGCATGCCAAGAACGGCGTCGTAAAGCTCCTGAACCTCGCCAACGAACACGGCGACGAGCTGCCGCAACATGCACGATGTCAGAAACTGGCTCGGCAGCTTGGCAAGGGCCTCGTCGATCAGGGACTTGGTGTACTGCCCAAAGGAAACTTCAAGTCGGGAAGGAACCGGCATGCCTATTGCCCCCGTACCGTGACGGTGATGTCGCCAACATCAAAGGTCGCCACCTGATTCCATGCGATGGGGATATTTTCTTCGGAGAGAGAACCTTGCGCCGTGCCGATTTCGCAAAGGATAATCTCATGCCCCGCTATGGAGTTGATCGGCGTATAAAGCCGAGTCCTGATGACATCCTCTCCCGGCGGGAACCCTTCCGTGTTGCTCGTGTCTCCGTATTGGGCATAGGCGACGATGGCTTCCTTGATGAGCTGGATGCCGTTGTCCGGGAACTCCGATCTGTTGGTGATCTCGACGATGACGTTGACGTACACGGGAATGGGCGTGGGACGGCTGAACGAGATCGGATAGCCTACGCCTTGCTGATCGTACTTTGTGATCGATATGCTCCCGTGCCCGATAACGCCGACAGGGAACCGCAGAAACAGGGCGTCGGTGATCGCCGCTGGGTCGCCGCCCTCAGCAACGACGGCCACCTCCTTGAAAGGTATGCCGCGATCATCAACTGGGTACGCCGTAGCGTTCTGGTAGGCCCGGCAGTAGGTCACGCCCTCGACAGCCAGAACGGACGCATAAATGGCGTCGATCTGGCGATAACTGGTGAGCTGCGTGGAACGCTGCTGACGCTTGCGCAGTTCCTCGTCCGTCTCCTGTGCCGTCCCGATCGATTCCGTAGCCGTGTTGCTGGCGTTGAACCAGCCCGCAACCGGGGTCTGGATGGTATTGACCGTGCCCGGCCCGGGATCAAATGCGCCGTATTCCGTGCAGACCCCGCGCGCTGTCGTATGGGATGTCCGCTGCCCTTCGACCACTGCGGGGAAAATGACGTTTTCCTGAAGAGCGTAGGCCGTTTCCCCGGAAGCGGAGGCAATCAGGGCGCCCGCCGGAACCAGTACGCCCGGCGTCCCCGTCAGGTCGAACGTGAGGATGGTTTTCGTACCCGCCTTGCGCGTGATGGCGTTGAGCTGCACCGTGCCGCTCTGCCCCGCCCCCGTGTTCTTCTGCGGGTCGAACTGGACGCTGGCTTCGTAGGCGGCTTCCCACGCCTCCTCAAGCGCGGAGGCGAACACGCCGACAACCTGCTGCAATACAGCGTCGTCCGTCACGTTCTGAAACGGGTATTCCCCGGTATGGGGATCGACAATGAGCGCAATGGAAGCGTTCATATCGTTTTGGATATCCGCCAAACGCTTAGGGATGAACCCCGCAAGGGTCATGCCGTATGAAGACGACGCCATATCACTACCTCCAGAGCGCACCGTTCAAGAGCGAAGAATCCAGTTTGCCGTCCTTCAAGGCTGACGCGCTGGCGGCTCTGGACAAAATGATCGCCTGAGTGGAACTCGTCACCGCTCCTTCCGAAACAGCCACAACCGAGAATGGCCAACGGGCCGACTTGAGCACGAGGTACGCCGTGTTGCTCTCCGGATCAAAAACGATATCGTTTGCAGCGTAGGTCGTACCCGAAACAACAGCACCCTTGACCGAATAGGAAAGCCCGGAATCGCCCTTGTCACCTTTTGGTCCTTGCTGTCCTGTAGCTCCGGTATCCCCTTTGTCCCCTTTATCGCCTTTCGCTCCGGTTTTTCCGGTATTCCCCCTCGGAATCACGAAGTCGAATACGGCGTCCTCATCCGTTCCGCTGTTGGTGACGGAAGCCTGTGTTCCGGGTTCGCCCGTGATGACGGTGCCGATGGAAATCTGTGCCGCCTTCCCCTGTACGCCCTGCTCACCGCGAACGCCTTGAGGGATCACGAAATTGAGAATAGCCTCATTCTCCGTTCCGCTGTTCGTCACTTCGGCAGGGGAACCTGCTTCGCCCGTCTGGACTGCGCCGACGGCAACCGTGGCAGCCACGCCGTCGATTCCGGGAATCCCCTGCATTCCCTGTTCACCCTGTATTCCTTGCTCACCGCGAGGGATGGTGAACCACAGGACGGCGTCCTTATCCGTCCCCGTGTTCTGAACAGCGGCTTCGGTTCCCGGGGCTCCCGTCGTCACCTTTCCAACGGAAAGCGTCGCGGCCGTGCCGTCTTCTCCCGGTTTTCCTTCCGGGCCGACGAACGCCCCGTTTTCCAGCTTCTGCTGCAAGGTTTCACCGTCAGAGAACAGTATGTTCTGGGCCATCAGCTTCGTGAGATCGGACATGGTCATCCCCGGCGCCGTGAATACGGACTCATGAACCGTCACAGTTTCCTCGACCAGTTTTCCCGAATCGAGCAACACCTGCATATAGATGGAGTATTCGCGCTGCCCTGCGGCAAACAAACTGTTGAGCTTGAGAATTCTGGAGACGCCTTCCGTTCCGAGCGCCTGCTTTCGGATGAACAGATCAACCGCGCCTTTGTCCCGCAAAGGAGAACCGAGGATCCCCTTGCCGTCCTGATACCACGGCAAGCCCGAAGCGGTATTCAGGAACCACTCCCCCAGTTCGCGGAACAAGCGCGTGCGGATGCGCTGGATGACTTCATCGTCACCCGTCACAATGCCGCCCGTCAGGTCACCGTTTTTGAACTCCAAGTCCCAAGCCATCCGTTTGCCCCTGTTTGCCGCAACAGTAGGGAAAAATACGGAACACGTTCACCCTGAATGAATTCCTTGGATGCAATAAAATATACGCATAGTGCGCATATTTTTCTTGACCACAATGCGCACTATGCGTATAAAAAACTCATGACAGCACGGGAACTCATAAAGAAACTGGAGGAAGCGGGGTTCGTGAACAAGGGCGGAACCAACCATGACAAGATGGTTCACCCGGACGGGAGAGTCACCGTGATTCACAGGCACAAAGGAGACATCCCGTTGGGAACCCTCAAGGCAATCGCGAGGCAAACCAAAATCAAGTTACCCTAACCGAAGGGGGGAACAATCCCCCCCTTCAGGAGTAAAGATATGCGTTATCCCGTTATCGTCCATAAGGACGGAGGCTCGGACTACGGCGTGACCGTGCCGGACTTCCCCGGTGTCTTCTCTGGAGGCGGAACGCTCGACGAGGCGCTGGCCAACGTACAGGACGCCATTGAAACCTTTTACGAGGGCGAAGAGGTCGAACGCCTTCCCGATCCCTCTCCGCTGGAGAGCGTGCTTGCCTCGGAAGACGCGGAAGGCGGGGCCGTGGTGCTGGTAGAGGTGAACTTCGACTTCCTCGAAAAGAAGGCCGTCCCGGTCAACATCACCGTACCGCTCTACCTCCGCAACCGGATCGACAGGGCGGCAAAGGCCCGCGGCATGACCCGTTCGGCGTTCCTTGTCCGGGCGGCGCAAGCCTATATGTAACCCGCAAGAGGCCCCGCCCGGGGCCTTTTCATTTTACAGGGCCGCCCGTCGTCCCGTCGCCAGTCTGCACGCCTTCGTGCGTATGGGTGCCGAGCACCACACCGTCCTTGTCGGTGAACGTCCCGTTCGTGGAGCGGCAGTCTCCCGAAAAGGTGTTCCCCTCTCCGCTCAAGTCCATGTTCTGGCTCCTGACGGTACACTGCGCGTCGGTCTGCATGGCAATACCGGACGGAGCCGTGGTTTCGAGCTTCCCGCCGCTCATCTTCATGACCGCCGTTCCGTCCGTCATCGTGATCCCGTCCGGGCCGAGGCTGATGTAGCTTTTGCGCTCCCTGTCTCGCAGCTCGATGGCTTCCGTGCTGTAGTCGGCGATCTGCGCGGCGTCGGACGACAGGCCGGGAATGAAGATGGCGTCCGTGAGGCTGTGGCCGCGCGGCTGTATCAACGTCGGGTCGCCGTAAAAAGGCGGCGCCGCCACGTCCCCGGCCTGCAAAAAGTTGTCGAGGCCGCGATCCGGGATGACGAGCAGCCCGGTGTCCCCCGACTGGATGGGTACGGTCAGCAGAAAGCCCGCCGTCTGCGCGAACGGCAGCACGACGGGCACCCCGGAGAGCTGAGGCAAGCTCCGGTAGCTGACTTCCTCGCCCAGCGTGATTTTCATCTGCGTCGTGGGCTGCACGGTGACGCGGACGGGCGGCCCCGGCTGGAAGGCGAGCACCTTGGCGGGCATGGCGACGTGCAGGCCGTCCATCATGCGCCGCATCTGGAGGCGCAGGTTCTCGGATTCGGACGTAACGGAGTAGTCTGCCATCACTTTTTCCCCGGCGGAAAGCGGAAGGACTCAATGTCCATCGTCCACGCCTCGCTGTAGGCGTCAATGTTGATGCTCATGGTGTGGATGCGATACGTGCCGCTCAGACGAGGATTGAGCGTGCTGGTCACCTTGATGGAGTGCCCCGCGCTGATGCCGGGAACATAGAGGGCCTTGATCTTCACCCCGGACTGGATCTGCATCGGCCCGGTCAGCGTCGGCGCAATGCTGATCAGTCCGCCGTTCTCGCCGTTCAGCTCGACGTAGCTGCCGAGCATGAACCTGTCCCCGATGGCCGTCACCTCGCCGTCCTGCACGCTCCACGAAAAGCCGTGTTCCTCGCCGAGCCGGGTCAGGCCGTCTTTCGTCGCGCCCGCGTAGCTCCAACCGCGCGGCCCGATGTTTCCGGCGACACCCTGAAAGTTCCCGCCCTGCACCGTCATCCCCGGCAGATCGGACGCCAGCTTCTGCGCCGCGACGCTCACGGGCGTGCCCGCGCCGAAGGTCACGGAACTGACGCCGCGCACGAGCGAGCCATACCCCGGCAAGGCCACCAGCTTGGTCACGATGTCCGGCCCGTTCCGCTCCGAGCTTGAGGACATGATCGAGCCCTGAAAGACTTTGCGCAGGTCGGTATTGTTCCACCCCGCCTCGACCGTGATCTTGGTGAGGCTTCCCTTGATGGCGTTCCGGGTATCGCGGGAGAGGTTATAGATGGAAATCTGCGACGGCTGCGGCATCCCCATGAGCGTCTTCTGGAACGTGCCCGTCACCCGCAGGCCCTCAAGCGTCCCGTCGCTCTTGAACTGCACAATCTCGCCCCTGCTCTTGCCCCGCCATTCTTCGAGCGGGCCGAGCGTGACGACGATGCGCCGCAGGAACGGACGGTTCGGCGTGGAGCTTTTCTTTTCAGCGGCCATCATTCCCCCGCAAGCCGGATCGCTTCGCCGAGCGTTTCCATCGGATCGCCGAGCGTAAACGGGGATTCCTCCCCTTCCGGGAACCACAGGACGTTGAGCGTATCGCCGGGGGCCTCCTCGTCGCCGGGCTTGCCCCGCGAGAGCGTCACCACGATGTTCTCGCCGTTGAAGGCGTCGCCATAGCCCGCAAGACAGTTCGGGCTCCCCGGGACCAGCTTCACCCCGGACGCCAGCATAGAGCCGCCAGCGTCGGAGATGTCAAGCAGCCATGCGGATTCCTGCCCGCGCACATAGTATGAGCGGAAAAAATAGGTGTTGGAGCCGAGCACCACGGAAAACGTGCGTTCACCGTCCGATGTGAGAGGAAGGAGGTATGCCATATGCTTTCATAACTTGGTGGATGATGTACCTATGTATTCACTTTATCTATTTAAATTAATTCAATAATGACATAAAAACATTACTTATCCACCCTGAACTATTTTCTTAACTATTTTTTTGTGTAAAATAGTATTGCAAACTTTCACAATTATTCAATATCTATACGAGGTAATTCATGAAAAATATAGATACTCTTTACAAATACTATTCAAATGAATCATGGAAAAATGTTTTTGGAGAATGGACTATCCGTTTTACGCCTCCAAAAGATTTCAATGATCCGTTTGAATGTATGCCATACGCTGAAAACATATATCCTGAAAAAGAATTATATAATATGGTAGAATGCCAATTTGAATCAATTATCAATGATGAGTATAAAAATGGACCAGAAATCATTAAAATAGCCATGACATTAGATAAGTTTAAATCATATGCTTATAATATGTATGAATCAAATATTAAAGAACAAATTTTATCAGTATGTAGAGATAAAGTAACACCTTTATTTTTAAAAAAGATGTCAGAATTTGCTCATAGAGATATTGGTATACTTTGTCTTACAAAAAACCAAAACAACCTGTTAATGTGGTCACATTATGGTAATTCGCATAAAGGATTCAACGTAGGATTTAATATAAACAATAAATTATTTAATAAAAGAAAAAATAATGAAGATCAATTAAGACATATAAGAGAAGTACATTATACACATAAAAGGAATATAAAATATTTAACTAATATAGATGATATTTCAAATTATATTCTATTAAAAGGTAAAATATGGGAATACGAAGAAGAATTAAGAATGCCAGTATATATTGATGAAAAAGAAGATTTTGAATGGATAAAACAAGATGTATGTAAAGGCATATGTAGATTACCCAAAGACGCTGTAAAGAGTATCCTTTTTGGATCTGCAATGCCAGAGGATGAAATCAAAGAGAGATGTAGAGAAATTCGTTCTCAGGCTGATTGCGATCATATTTTACTTCAAAGGGCAACTTTACACCCATCGGATTTTGATATTGTCATTAACCCAGTACACGAATCATTTTATATGTAAAAAAACGGCCCCCTTCCTCACGGTTGGGGGCTGTTTCGTTACATCGCCTTGATGACGTCCATCATCCACAGAATTTCATGCTTCGTAGCCTGTCCCATGAAGAGGAAAGGCAAGGCGTCGCGGGTGAGGTGGAAGAACCGTTGCCGCTTCCCGGCGGCGCTGGTCTGCGCGTCCGGGGTGAAGGCTGTTGCCGCGAAGTCCGGCGGGAGGATGGACCGAACCCGATCTATGTCCCGTATGAGCTTGGAGTGCTTGCGCTGCATACCTCTGGCGGCGTCGAGGGTGGTGAGCATGTCCGCCCCCTACCGTGCGTTTATAGCACCGGTATGGTTGCCGTGCATCTGTATGATGAAACGCACAAATCTGACAGGATCATGCATCTTGTTTCCCCAAGGCGTCACGAGACAACTGTCCAGCATAGGCCATAGAGCTTCATGACATCTATCCCATACTTCAAATCCATAAATTCGCGGGTCAAGTATCGTCAATAAACCTGAATAAATATCACTACGTTCCTTTTCCACATGCTTTCGTAGTGCATCAAGCTGTGCATCAAGTTGTGCAAGTCTCGCTTCACATGACAGCACCTTTACTTCGGGCACCCGGCTCAGTTCGTCGATCTTGCCCTGCACCCATGCAAGGGCGTCGGGGAGCCATTCCACGGGAAGATCGTCGATGCGTTCAAGCTGGAAGTGCGCCCGGACTTGAGGCCAAAGCGTCGACTGGTGGACATTCGCCAGCTTTGCCCATGCGTTGACGAGGGAACGGAGCGGCTTGCGGTCGGCGGGGGTGGATGGTGTGGAGAGGGTGACGGGCTGTTCGGCGGGCACACGGTCGCCGTACTGCTCGATGACGTCCAGCACCCAGCGGCGGAACGCCTTGGCGACCGGAGTACGGGCGAACATAGCGAGGAGGTGGCAGCCGCGAAGGGAGAAGATGCGGACTCGGCCATCGCTCAAATTTCCGGGAACGCCGTTTCGTCGTTCTGCGCGGTTTTCAACAACTTGCGTCATGTCAGGCGTAAATTCATCAGCATTCTTTCGATACAGCTTGCTGAGAAAGTCTTCACGCTTGTAACCAAGAGCGCGGGCAATTTCAGAGGACTTGAACCAAGGCTGATTGTCACGGGTGACGGGGGAGAAAGTGAAATCGTTGAAGCAAAGAAAAGTGGTCATGATGCCTCCGTTGGAACTTTTCAAGGTTCACAAGGCATTTTCCACAATAGAAAATGCCGGGTGTTGAAAACAGCCAACGGAGCTGCTCCCCGCCTTTGGGCCAAAGCCTTGGACATATCGGGGACACCCGGCATCAATGGATGCAATTATAGCCCAAAACACAGCCAAGAGAACTCTTGACTTTGGGAAAAGGGCACAAAAAAGCGCCAAGCTGTCGAGTGGCGTCGTCCGCCGTTGGGTGTTTTCAAGCACCGTGGAAAAGACAACGCCACAAATTTTCGAAAATGTCAAGACTTTTGCGGAGATATTCTCGATATAGAAAGAGCTATCTAGACAGCTTTCTTTACAGCGAGTATCCTCAATAAATCTACAGGGTCTTCCCCACGCATGTGGGGGTGTTTCTCCCGAGGGCTATGAGGAAGAACCTTACGTTCTGGTCTTCCCCACGCATGTGGGGGTGTTTCTGGGGTGGTTTTCTCGCATTCCTCGCAGAAAGGGTCTTCCCCACGCATGTGGGGGTGTTTCTCATTACCCAGCTCTGCAACTTTTTCGATACCTGTCTTCCCCACGCACGTGGGGGTGTTTCCGAACTTGCAAAGCTGCTCGGCTATAAAGATGAGTCTTCCCCACACATGTGGGGGTGCTTCTGTCGATCCTTCTAAAAAATCCCCCCTGATATATTCAGGGAGGATTTTTTTACAACGAACCTGTTTCCTCAGCTGCTTTTTCTTTCATATACTCGTTCATCTTTTCGTAAAAATAGAAAAGATGAACTGCATTTTCCGTGCTCATACCTTTCTGTTTTGCATGAGCAGACAATCCTATAATAATTATATGGTCTTTGTCGTTCTGTACTTTCCAACGAGCACGCAACGCGCGTTCATCTTTCGCCAGAGCTATTGACCATTCAGTCGTTTTTTTCCAGATACTATCCGGTTTTATATCATCAAAAACGTACTCAGGTTCACCGTATTTTGATTCAAGCTGTTTTTGTATCTTTGAAAAAAGAGCTCGTGTCTTCTCTCCAGCAGAGTCATTATCTATCGTTTTTGATAGAGCCTGAATTTTTACTAAACCGTATTTTTCTGGAATGGTGAGTAAGAATGTATCAAAATCGGGATGTGATTTTGGTAAAGAGTAAACGACATATGTGTTGTCGCCAAGACTCTCCGCACCGGGATACCTGTCCAGCCCGTCACCCTCAGAAGTCCCAAATGGTCCAGCATGTGCCACCCCGGAAAGCAAGATGCACATGAGCACTATGAGTATTTTTTTCATACGCCCTCCTCGTCGGGCATACTATAAAAAAATCTTTATTTACGCCATGCGTCGTACATCTGTGTAATAATTCCTTTATCCGCTTCCTTCGCTTCAACTTTACCACTCTGCACCGGGGCCGATCCTGTCTTTTTCGCGCTCCCTTTCAGTGCCGACGGCGACCGCCCGACACTTTGCAGTTCGACAAAATTGACCTGCTGAAACGTGATTCCGATTTCCAATGCGCCCTTGTACGGGGCGGAGTGCGTGGGCGTCAGGCTGGTGATCACCATATTCGTATAGATGGCGTGTTCAGTGATCACCTCGACGGGTTCGCGCTTTTTCCGCATTTCGACAAAAGACTCGAACGTATCCCGCGCCGCCTCCCTTCCGTCTCCGGCGTTGGTCATGGCCACCGTGACCGCCAGCGTCAAGGGTTTCAGGATAACGTGATCCGTCACCGTTGCGCCCGACTCCATCGCCAACTCTGTCGCCTGTGACGTGTATGTGTGCGCCTCGCTCTTTTTCACTGAAACTTGAATGCCTGCAATGGCAACACCTTTGCGCACAATCGCGGCCGGTTCGCCGGACTGCACTGTCGAAGATGTGGATGAATCAGCCATGTGCCTATCTCCTTAATAAACAACTGGAGCATTCATGCCCGGCGTGACGATCTGTGCAATATCTTTAAAAGATTTGGCTGACATGTCTGCAGCCTGTTGTGGATCGGACGGTGTAATCGTCTGGTAAACTGTGAAACTTCTATTATCAGAGATTGTCGGGCCATTCTTCTGTGGCATACGAATGACCGATTGTCCTTCCAAAGATGTCTGCATCCCGGTACGCTGCCGGGAATAAACAGCTAGTTGATCGGCAAGAGCGTTGATATTTTCAAGTAAAACAGGCGAAATAAGCTGCTTTTTTTCATCTTTTTGATGAAATTCGGGAGTAGTGCTCTTTTCAACTGGTTGCAATGAGACAGGCTGAACAGCTTTTCCCCCTTCACCTTCTTTCTGCGTGGACATAGAAGAAGGGGGGGACGGCTTGTCTAGAGAACTATTCTCTTTCTTTTGTTGATAGTCTGCGCGCCAAACCGGATCATCAGAAAAGAAACCATCTCCTTCTTTCTTCGCTTTCCCTGCATTTGCGTATGCCTGTTCCCTTTGCTCTTTTTCCTCTTTCGACGGCCCAATCCCCAAATATTCTGCTGCGCCTTCTGCAATTTTTGAACTTGCTTCGACAAGCTTATTCGCTATATCCAAAATTTTTCCCATAAGATCGGATATAGACTCTAGTTTATCAACGAGATCATTCTTAAGAAATGTTCCCATTTTTTTAAAAAGTTCAAAAAGAGCCGGAAAGCGTTCTTCAAAATCTTTCAAGAACCGCCCGATGACGCTATCTTTTCCTTCAAGAAAGCTCAGAAACTCTTCGACAATAGCACTCGCAACAGCAAAGGCAGCTCCAATCAATACAACTTTTGCAATCAAAGGTGCAAAGACAGCAAGAAGCAAAACAAGAGCCCCGGTCAGCAGCTTTGACCAGTCAACGCCCTTGTTGATCTTCTGGAAGAAATCCCCAACAGGCCCCAACGCATCCTTAATCCAATCAAGCAGCCGCTTCCCGGCCTTCCACACGCGCTCAAAGGCTGTTCCCATGCCCTCGATGATTTTTCCAATGCCGAGCCGTATCCATTCCCTGTTTTCAGAAATCCAGCCTTTGAACGTCGACACCAGCCGTTCCGCCTGCGGCAACGCCGCCAGCGCAATCGTGGTTGCCATCCCCCGGATCATGGTCGTGATCTGGACGACCTGCGCCTTGAATTCCGATGCCCGCTTCACGGTTTCCGGGGGGATGATCGCGCCGACGTCATGCGCTTCCGCCTTAAGCTTGGCGATGCCGTCGGCCCCCTGCCGGAGCAGCAGCACGGTTTCAGGAGAAAGCCCATAGGCATCCCCCCAGATATTCGCCGTGGCCGCATCCATGCCTTTGAACTGGTTGGCGTAGCTCTCCAGCGTCCTGCCCGTCCAGCGGGCCTGCTTCTCCATCTTCGCAAGGTCGGACTGCACGGCGGAGGCGGATACCCCCATCGCATTCGCGGCGTAGGCCCATTCCTGCAGCTTGGTCGTGCTGACGCCCGTGGTGTCCGAAAGCATCTGCAAGTCCGCCGCGCCGTTCACCGCATTGGAAAAATACAGAGCCATGCCGCCCGCCGCAGCGGTGAGCACGACGGAAGCCTGTTTGACGCGGGACACGACCGCATCCAGCCCCTTGTCGAACGCCTGCAACTTTTCCTTTGCGCCGGGGGAAAGCTCCACGCCGAGCAGCGTCACCAGTTCTTCAACAATCATGCTCAGTCCTTTGCCTGCGCTCGCGCGTAGGCTTCCGCGTACTCGCGCCAGTCCGCCAGCCGCAGCAGGTCGAAATAGCCGCTGATGGAAAGGGTCCCGTCAGTCAGATCGGAATAGCGGCACAGCCCCGCGCCGACGATGCGGCTCAGGGCCGCGTACTCCTCCCACCCCTCGGGAATGGGGATGGAAACGGCACCGTCTACGGCTACGTCAGGGAGGGCACTTTCAACGTAGCGAGCGTTTTCGGAAAAAAATCCTTCACCAGATGCCAGACGGCGAGCAGCCCCGCGCCATAGAGCTGATCGGGGTGTTCCATGAACCAGCGGTTGAAAACGACCTCGTCGCGCAGGGCTTCGTTCTGCGGCGTGTAGCAGCGTCGGAGGGCCTCCTCGACAAGAAGGGACACCTTGTCCTCATCCATCTCGGAAAGCGCGGGAGCAAGGGACGCAAGCACGCCCTCCCCCGCCATTTCCCCGCCGTCCTTTTTCGCGGACGCCAAGGAGAGCAGCGCGGGGCCGAAGACCTTGAACACCCGGTTGCCGAAACGCATGGCCTCAAGCGGGTTCAAGGCCTCGAAACGGTAGGTGACGCCATCAAGGGAAAAACTCCCCAATCCAGAGACATTCATGGAAAAACTCCTATCGGTGATAATGCGTTAGAACAGCGAGGAAAGAAGCTGTTCGGACGAGGAAGAAAGGTTCGCGGTTTCGTCCTCGGCGGACGTGATGGTGAACTGCATGGAGCCCTGTTTCTTGTCGCCCGTGGAGAGCTGTCCGGGGCGGCTGATATAGCCCTCCGTCATGGTCAGCAGGATGTCCGCGCCCGTGCGGGCCACCACGGTCACGCCCGCGCCGCCGTTCTCCTGCCGCAGCCGCAGGTCGGACAGGAACTTGATGGACCGGCTCGTCTCCCGGAGCGTAAACTGCAAGGTCGCCCCCTGATTGGTGGCGATGTTGATCCCGGCGCCGTCGGTGCCCTGCGTCTTGTCCACTTCGCCGCCGTCCCACGTGTAGACGAAGGTGGCCCCCTCGTGGAAATCCTGAATGTTCACCCCGTCTATGGTGAGGGACATGTTCTTTTGATTGTAGACTTTTCTCATGGTGCTGCGCTCCTAGTTGTACACGGATACGGCGATGGCCACGCTATGGAAGGCCCCGGCTTCGTAGGCAGTGATGGCGATGGGCGGCGCGATGCGGGCCGCGCGTTCCGACATGGTGGCCCCGGCAACGGACGCCGGAGTGATGGAGGTCGCGGGCAGCGTGTCGTATCCCGTCTCCGTGTTGTCCGATTCGACGTCACGCGGGGCGAACGTCCCGTTGTCCGTGTAGCGCCGATTGATCTTGGCGGCTGCGGAAACCAGCAGGTTCTGCCCGGCCTGCGTGTAGGGCACCTTCTTGTTGCGCAGGAACACGTTGTAGACCTCGACCTGCAGTTCTTCCTTGTAGTTGTCGAGGTTCACGAGCGAATCGGTGAACCAGTCCGACGCGGCCTGCACCCCTTCCCGGATGACGGAACTCGTGTTCCCGATGGAGACGTAGGTATTGATGCGCCGGGATTCCAGCGCGGCGAGCTGCGTCTCGGTCAACGGCACGGTGCTGATGCCCGGAAGCTGCTTGAACTTCATGGTCAGCGTGGAGTTGTTCAGGGCGTAGTTCACCGAAAGGGCCAGCGCCAGATAGGACATTTCCGGGTAGACCTGCGGGTTGTCGTGGTAGAACGTAAACGTGCGGCGGTATCCGCTGTTCATGGCATAGTAGCCGATGTTCGTGGTGTTCGCGGTATCGTAGGCGTTGGGCGCGTTGGTGCACGCCCCGAAGATGGCCGGGCTCTGCCCTTCCGCCCAATCCGCCACGGCCTTCTGCTCGTCGGTGTCGCGGTATTGCGCGTCAATGGCCCAGCCGTAGACCGCGTTCCCAGAGCACCGGGCCGCCGTCTGGATAAGGCCGATCTCCGAAACCAGATCGCCCGGCGTGTATCCGGGGATATTGCTGGCGGCCTTGGCGGACGTAAGCCCGAGCAGCGCGGAAACGTCCGTGCCGGAAGACGGCGCCGCGGCGTATCCGAGGGACGCGCCGTCCCCGGCCTGCGTGGTGACGAGCCGGAGCGCATTGCCGGATGCCGCAACGGTGACGCCCTTGGAGGCCATCGCCATGTTCAGGACTTCCGCGACCTCGGCAACAGTAGGCGCGCCGTCGAAGGACAGCCCGGAGACGGACACCAGCGTGTCGTTCACCTCGATGTCGAACGCGCCGTCCGTGACGTTCGCAAGGCCGGAAAGCGCCACCTGACCGCCCGTCAGCTCGGCGGCCGTGGGCTCGGTGAAGACGCGCCCCACCGCCAGCGTCTTCGGGCGGTCGTCGCGGGAGAAGAAGGCGTTCCCGGCCCAATAGGCCGCGCTGTTGGCGGGCACGGCGGCGGAAAGGGCCTTCATCGTGCTGAAGAACTGCACCCGCCCGTTGCCGGGGGAGAACTCCACATCGGGGGTCACGAAACAGATCATGGTCATATCCGTGGCGATCTCCGTGATGGGACGGGAGATGCTTACCGAAACGTCGAGGTCGCGCGAAAGGGGTTCCTTCGGGCAGACCACAGGGCTCACAGGCATGGGGCTTCCTCCTTGGGAAGTTGCAGGGATTCGTTGTTGATGGCCCACTGTGAGGCGTCGAACCACTCCAGCGGGTAGGCCCTGCCGAACAGGGCGTAAAACGTGATGTCGAAGAAAGCGCGCTGCTGGATGCGTCCGCCGAGCGGGCCGGACAGATCGGTCACCGGGCCGCATCCGGCGAACCCGAGGACGCGCCACAGGTCGAAAAAGCGTTCCGCAGCCTCAAGGCCGTACCGGGCTTCGCTGGCGAGGCTGTAGGCGTCCGGCCCCCGGACGGAAACCTGAACCGTACAGAGCGCTTCGTTGCCGAGGGACTGGACGCCCTCGTCCTCCGGCGATTCCGGGAGGGTGAAATCACCCATCCCTTGTTGGAGCAGTTCCTGCCCTTTCCACCAGAGCGTCGCGTACACGCCGCTCGGCGGGCGGGGCCCGGCCTGCGTCTCGACGACTACCCGCCCCGCTTCCCATTGGAAAACGGAGGTCAGGTAGTCCGCCAGCAGCGTGTTGACCGCGTTCACGGTCAGCGTTTTTACCAAAGGCCCGCTCATTCGAAGTACCGGACGCAAGCGTAGATGTTATGCAAGGTGTTCTTTTGCATGAACCCCGTCCCGGCGACGCGGAAACGGTAGCCCCCGTACTCGACATAGGATTGACGCCGCTCCAGCCCTTCCGCGTTGATGTCCGTGAAAAACAGCTCTTCGTCCGTGGTCAGGGTGATGCCCGCAGCGGAACTGTCCCCCTCGGCGTAGAACTGGAGCTCCTCGAACGACATGGCGAGGACGATGGCGGAAACGGTGCGCGTCGTCCCCGGCCCGTCTTCAACCCACACCCCGTTGACGTGCGCCCCGGTGGTGTCCGTCACAATGACGGGCCGGGAAAACGAGTCGAGGACGGATGAAAAATCCATAGGCAACATGCTCATGACCTGTCTCTCACCTGCCATGTCGCCGCCTGACGCATGGCATCGGTATCTATCAGCGGTTTGTCCGAACCCTTCTTGCGCTTGATGGTTTCAGGCGCATTGGGTTCCCAGTCCCCATCGGCGATAGCTTCTTTGGCCAGATCAGTGCCGACGCTCCCGGCGGTTTCCAGCACGTCATGAATGTCCGTGTTGCCCGCTTCCGCGTCCGGCATGGCCGTGCGCATGTACTCGGGGAACCACTTGCGGATTTTTTCCGCCGCCAGTTCCATGAACGCCCGGCGCGGGACGCCCAGACCGTAGTTGTTGGCCACGGCCACCAGCAGGATGCTGGCCCCGTTCTTATAGTGCGGATTGCCGAGGCCGCTCCCGCCGCGCGGGAACCCCACGGCGACCTCTTTCCCGGCCAGCGCCTCAAGGCGCTTCGAGAAGCCTTTCAGCCCGCCGGGGTTCTTGCGGTTCAGCTTGATGGAGATCATGTCACTTCACCACATAGCCGCGCGGCATGATGAGTTCGAGCAGGGACAGCAATTCCAGACCGTAGCTGGTGCGCGCGTAGTCCGCCTGAAACGGATCGGTTCCCGTCACCATCCCATTGTTGGCGTTGGTGACGCTCAGGCTGCTCGTGCTCGCGCTCTGGCTGTTGACGACGCCCGCCTCCGCGCCCTTCATCCCCGCCGCGTTCAGCGCCCGCCCGATGTTGAAGCGCACGGCGAGGCGATGGGCCACGGAAAGCATGACGATGCGTTCCCAGAACTTCCCGAGCCTGCCGGGATTCCACAACAGCGACGCCGTTTCGAGCGCGCCCGCCACCGCCGCGTCGGGCACGTCGGCGAACTCCGGGAACGCCGCGCGGAAGGCTTCGACGGTGACGGACATGGCTCTCCCCCTACTTCACGAGCACGGTGGACGTGCCCTTGATTTCCGTCTTCACGGTGGCGGCCTTGTTGCCGGACGGCGCGGTCAGGACTTCGCTCTTTTCCGCGTCCTTCACGCGCTTCTGCGTCTGCGCTACGGTGTTCACGGTTTCGGCGTCCTTTTTCGGCGTATCCATAGCCAGCAAGCCGGAATCGACAAGCCGGGCCACGGAAGGGTTCGCGCTCACGGCCTTGGCCTCTTCATCGGACAGGACGCGCATTTCCAGCGGCTTGAGCGTGAAGGAAAAGGCCCACCCCGGCGCTACAAACGTCCACGGGCGATCCATACGGTTGGTGATGACGCTGCTCATGGCTTCCCCCTTAGATACCGTCATAGTAAGCGATGGAACCGGCCTGCCGCACATGGAACGAACCGATCTTCATTTCGGCGTAGAACTCGGCGGCCAGCGGAGCCGGGACCGGGGCCTGCAGCGTGTAGGGCATCGGCATGGGCATGCACTGGTTCCGGCGGTCACGGTCCCACACAATCATGCGGTCGGCCCCGCTCGCCCCCGCACCCGCGAGGTAGCGCAACGGGAGGATTTCCAGCGGCTTCCCGGCGATGCCCGCCACGGTCGCGTTGGCGATGGTATATTCCTTGATGCTGGTCAGCATCCCCACGCCGCCGATGACGGCGGGCTGGGACAGCAGCGCGTACTGCGCCAGCGGCACATAGATGATCGTCGGCTTGAAAATGGTTCGGGAGTCCTGCCACATCTTCGTCAGCGCGTTGTTGATGTCGTTGAAGATTTCGAGCGGCGTCTTGTCCTTCCATTCCGTCTTCCCGGATTCGCCCTGCGGAACCGTGGTCGCCGTGACACCCGCGTAATTCAGGAACGGCTGGAAGTTCATGTCCGCGTTGCCGTAGAAGAAAGACTGCTCCGTCAGGTTGTCGCAGGCCACGCGCATGGTTTCGCCGAGATCCTGAGACAGGTTCCCGTTGAAACCGAACGTGTATTCGCGGGCGTCCTCGTTGGTGATGACCGCGCCGACGGCGGCGTAGGCCACGGGCACGTTCACCGCCCCGGCGGACTGCGCGACCATCGGGATATTGGCGTTCGGGCCATTGCCGATGAACGACGCGGCCCCCTGCCTGTCGCGGCTGATGTAGGCGTACTGTGTGGCGCCGGGGTTGATGTCGCGCATGATCTGGTCTTCGGACAGGACGTTGTACCACTCGTGCTCAGGGTACAGGACATCATAGAAGGCGGCGTCCACGGCGGTGTGGATGCTGAACGCGATATCGGAAGCGGTGACGTTTTCATGACTTCCGTAAGTGATAGGCATTGGTATTCCCCCTTACCTAGATGATTTCGAGAAGGCCAAGGCTGCCGGCGGAGGCGGCGGTGACCCACTGGACGTTGGTGAGGGCGACGGTATCGCCCGTGATTTCAGTGCCCACGAACGAACCGACGGGCAAACCGTGGGACGTGGTGTCCTTGACGACAAGATGGGCCGCCGTATTCGCCGTAGCCGCGTTCCCGGCCGTCACCCAGATGCGGCCGCCGACGCGGGCCGTGCGCATGACGTTGCAGACGTCGCCGTCGCCCCAGCCGGATACGTTGTTCCCGTCGGTGCGGCACTGCTGGTTCCTGACGGTCACGCCGTAGAGCTGCGCGGCGGTGGTATCCGCGCCGACGGGGGAAACCTTGACGGAAGTCATGCCGGGCCGGGAAGCGTCCGCGCTGTACGCGCCCACCACGCCAACGCCGACGGGAAGCAAGTCCCCTTCGCTTCCGGCGGGCATCGACACGACGCAGGCGTCGATCAGGTCGACGTCGGACGCATAGGCGAGATCGCCCGGCAACGCCGTGCCCTGCTGGTCAACGTAGGTGGACTGCATGAAGCCGTTGTTCGATCCGGTGTAGACGCTCATTTACTTGTCCCCCTTGCGGTTCTTGAAGGCCATCATGCGGGCGAACGGATCGCCGATGTTCGCATTCTTCACCTTCACAGGTTCGCTTCCCGGGGCCTTGCGCGGCTTCCGGTTGCCGATCTTGGCCTTGGCGGAAGCCGCCAGCACAGCGAACGCGGCCCCGATGCCCTCGTCCGTCCAATTGTCATCGACGGCCACACCGCGCTTGTTCATGACGTGGGCCACAATGGCCTTGCGGCGTCCGGCGCGGAGCTTGCAGTTCTTGACCCGGTTTTCCAGTTCGTCGCGTTCGGACTCGTCCACCTCGGACTCCATGATCTCTTCTTCGGCGGCGGCCTGATCCAGCAGTTCGGCGGCAAGCTGTTCCTGCGATTCGGGATCGAGCAGCTTGTCGATCTGCTCCTTGTAGTCGACGATCACCTGCTTCGCCTCTTCAAGCTCGGCATTCTTGACATCGATCTCTTCCTTGAGTTCGTTGCAACGCTTCATCGCGTTTTCAACTTCTTCCGCCGAGGAAACCTTGGCCTCCTCAGCCGCCTCGTTCGCCATGCGCTCGGCTTCTTCCTTGTCCGCTTCGTTGGTGAAACGGAACGTCCGGGCCCCATTCTTGAAGTGCTGCTTCACAGTGTACTCAGCCATGTCCGTAGTCCTTTTGTTGATGATTCGTGTGTCCGGCCCCAGCCGCGCCGCGCCTGAAGGAAGGAGCAGGATGTGGTTGAACCGGAAATCCGATTGCCGGGCCTGATACGTCTCGCCGCTGAACGTCCCGTCGCCATAGGTGATTTCGCCCTCGTACCCGGCGGATACCTCGGCCAGTTCTCCACGCTTCACGGCTTCGATGGCGTCACGGTCGGAAATGAGCAGGTCACAGCGCAATTCGTCCCCCTCGACCCACGGCGTCCCCGCCACGGCCCCCACCGTCAAACCGTCCTTCATGGCGTTGTCCGGCGTCCGCCACTCGTGGGCGTCCTCTTCATCGGTCATGATGGTCGCGGGCTTGCCCTCAAGCGTTTTCATGGCTTCCGGGGTGAACTCCGCCGCCGGGATGAATTCCATGACCGTGCCGCGTCCCGCCAGCGTATCGGGAAGCCCTTCGCACTCGTCCGCGCCGTAGGGGTAAACGCCCTCTTTCAGCACGCAGACCGTGACGGTCAGCAACCCGTTTTCATCCTCGCGCCAGTTGGCGATCCTCTGTCTGTTGCGGAATGCCTTCACACCAGCCTCCAGCCCGTTTGCGGCCCTGACCATTTCCCCACCTGCGCCACCTCCCGAAGCTGGCTGCGGTCCACGATGCCCAGCGCCACGCAGCGGCACTGGAGCGGCCAGCCGGGGTGTCCGTCATCCGGCGGTTCGTCCCATCGGAAAATCTTCCCGTTCCGCACGTAGTGGTTCCCGTGCATGGCGTTCCCCTGCGGGTACTTCCCACCCGGCGCACCCACCACGCGGCTGTCTTCGGACGTCCGCCAGATGTATTCTTGAATGCCGAGCGCGGTCTGGCGGATTTGGTTGATGTTCGTATTCATCTTGCTGGTCTGGTCCCGCGCGATGACCCGGGCCCGCTCCTCTGCGAAGCCACCGATCAGGCGGATTTCTTCCGCCAGCGTCCGGCCTTCCGGGAACGGCTGCTGGCGCATGGACTGATAGACCGCCCGGGAAATGCGCCCGATGTAGTCCGTGGGGATGGTGCGGATAAGCTGCGCCGCCTCCATCGAAGCCAGACGCACCGATACCGCGACGTCAGGGGCGTCCAGAATCATGGCCATGTCGATGCCGAGGGCCTTGCCCACGGCCCGCCCCAGCTTCTCCTTGGCGATGACGTCCACATCCAGCGCCCAACGCCCGGCCAGCCCTTCCGCCTTCCATGAAAACGCCCGCTCCCAGACCTCCTGCGCCTCGCGCAGGGCCAGAATCACATCGGCAATGCGGGTCATGGAATCCAGCCCGGCCAGCCGTGCCGCGACGTCCGCCAGCATCGGCGCCATCAGGGAATCAATCGCCCGGCGCGCCCGGGCTTCCACGGGCTTCGGAGAACGGACGCCCGGCAACTTTCGGGTTCGCTTGGCGTTGAGGACAATCATGGAAGGCATCAGACGGCCCTCCCCGATGCGGCCAGCTTTTCCAGTTCCGCCAGCGGGCCGGACGGATCAACGGGCTGCATGAGGTCCGCGGCGTCCGGGGAATCCGCCTCCTCGGCAAGGAAATCCTTCACCTGTTCCCCGGTCTGGAACACGCCCCGCTGGATGAGTTCCTTGACCACGACATCCCGTTTGATGACGCCATCGGCGTACAGCACCCGGAAAAGCTCCGCGTAGGTGCGGGCGTTCTCCGCCTTGACCTGCGACGACTCGTTCCAGAGCGGCGGGAAAACGATGTCCAGCGACTTCGACGCGGCCCGCCATCTCTCGAACCCCATGAGGTGCGGCCCGATGACGGAAAGCTGTTTCAGGACAACGGGCTTGATCCGCAGACGCTGGAAGGCGTCGATCATGTTGTAGTAGTTCTGGAGATCGCTTTCCCCGGTGGCGTTGAGCCCGCCCGGGGCCTGCCCGAGGAACCGCGTCGCCGGGATGTCCGAGGCCGCGCTGAGAAGCTGCGCAAAGGACATCACCAGCTCGGGGACGCTCCCGAACGAGGCGGCATGCTGCTGCACGTCGGCGTTCGGATTGTCGATGACGGCCCCCCGATAGAGCGAAATCTGTTTGCAAATCTCTTCCAGCTTGGCGAGGGCGGGGCTGTCCGTGGCCTGCAACGCCATGAGGTTGCTTGTCCGCACCAAAAGAACCGAAGCCATGTTGACGAGATGGTAGGCAGCCTGCTGCGTCCCGACCACGCGCACCAGCAGATCGTACAGCGGCGCGAGCTTCGATTCCCCAAATCCCGCAGGGTTGTACCGGAAGTTCTGGAGGATGTTCATGGCCGCCCGGTTGATGAGCGGCGAGCCGTCGAACACGACCAGCCGGGAAACGTCGGCTTCCACCCCTTGAATGATGTAGCGTTCCGCCCGGTCATAGCCCGCTGAAAACGGATTCTGATCGTAGTCGGGCCGGGTGATGCGCGACACGTCGACCACGTTGAAGGCTTCGAGGTCGCCGCGCCGGATGCGCTCAAGGGAAAGCCGATCCGACAGCCTCTCGTCCTCCTCGCCCTTGATCACGATGGTCTGGCAGCACCCGCCGTAGAGCCGCTCCTGAATCAGCGCCCGACGGTTCTGACGGTCGAGGTCAAAGGCTTCGTAGGCACTGCGCAGGTCCGTGGACAATGCCGTATCAACGCCCGTGATTTCAAAGGGCAGGCGCAGGGCGTCGTCCACGGGGATGTCGATGATCTTCCGGGCCTCCCAGCTCGTCATGTACCAGCGCGTGTACTCCTGCCAGCGGTACAGAAAATTGTTGCTGTAATAAGGGTTGCTGGTGCGCTGCGCGGCGTGCTGCAAGGCCCCGCGGTCCCCGTTCCCGGATGCCCCGCCGCCGTCCAGCATCATGTTGCGGATCGGCTGACGCCGGACGACGACCCGGCGGCTGGAACGAATGGGAAAACGGCTCATGCCTGACCTCCTGCATAGCGCCAAATGCTGACGGCCATCGTCAGCGTGTCCACATGGTCATCGTGTGCGTGGCTCATATCCGGCATGAACCGCGCCGCCTCGTCCACCAACACCTGCGCGTGCTCGGCGCCACGGGGAAGCCGGACACGGCCGCCCGCAACCACCCACGCCGATTCCTGCACGCGGGAAACCTTGTCGTCCGGGAAACCGAAGTCAGCCGGACGCCACCCGTAGGCGGGAACGCCCTGCCGCCGCAGCGTCTGCTCCAGCGGGGTACCCGTCGCCTTGTCCTCAATAAAGAACTGGCGCAGGCCCCGCTCCTTCCAGCGTTCATAGACAAACTGGGCGGCGTGGAGCAGTTCCGGGAATTCCCACCGCCCATAGGCGCAATCAACACAATCAAGGGCGTTCCGTGTCCCGTGCCACACCCGGATGACCGAGGCGTCAGCCGTGGACTTGGCCTTGTATGCGGTATCCGCCGTGGCAAAGAGCATCCCGTCAAAGCGGTATCGCCCATCAAAATCGAACCACTGCCACCACTCTTTCTTGATCATCGCCCCACCGGGGATCATCGGCTCCTGCTGGTACTGCGCATAGAACGTCATGGGGTCCACTTCGCGCATGAGTTCCGCGGACTCGCGGCTGAACGTCTCAGGCCAGAGCATTTCCCCCGTGGCTTCATCCATCGCCGAGAGCTTCAACACGCGCCACAGTCCCGGTTTGGTAGCGAGCACATGCCCAACGAGGTCTTCGGTATGCAGACGCTGCATGATGAGCAGGATCGGGGTACCGTCGTGGTTGCGACGGCTTTTGAGCGTCTGCGTGTACCATTCGTTGACGTGGGCGCGTCTGGTCGCGCTGCGTGACTCTTCGGCGGACAGGGGATCGTCAATGACGATGGCCCCGCCGAACTCCCGGCGCTTCCTCCCGGCACCAAACCCGGTAAGCGTCCCGGTCATGCCTACGCCGTACAGTTCACCGCCCGCCGCCGTGGTCACGAAGTTCTGACGATTGCCCCTCACCTGCGTGTCCGGGAACATGCGGCGGTACCAGTCGGACACCAGCGCATCCCGTATGCGCATGGTCTGAGAAACGGCCAAATCCGCGCTGTACGCCGTATAGAGCCAACGGCTCTCAGGAACCATGCCGAACAGCCATTCCACTGTGTCATGCGCGGCGAGCGTCTTGCCGTGGCGGGGAGGAATCGTGATCGCAAGATTCCGTGCGCCGCCGGGCAACGTGCCGGCAGCCCATGATGTGATGGCCGCATACATTTTGCGGTGGTACGGCAGGATGACGCGGGGAACGCGGGTCGCCGCTCCCTTGGCGCGGGCGTACTGCTCAAGCGTGGGGAAGATCACTCTTCTCCCTCCAGTTCCTCGGATTGGCGGATAAGCTCCTGAGCCACCTCAGCGGGCGTCAGCCGATAGGGAGACATGGAACCGTCGGAACTTGTATGATCGATGCGATCCGACGGCTTCTCGCCCACGGTATCGCGGATCAGCTCAAACGCCCTCTCACTTCCCTTCGCGGCCTTCTTGAACAGGGCGGCGGCAAGGATTTCCGCGCCGCTGCGTCCCCCGTCTCCCATCTTCCGCGTCAGCAACAGATCAAGGCATTCTCGGAGAGTCGCTTTTTCGCGCCGGGATTCACCCGAAGCGATGCCACCTTTCCGGCCTCTTTCTCTTGCTTCACTCTTGGTTCGAGCGGGCTTCAGGTTCTGTTCATTCGCCATGTACGCAGCATGCAACAAAGCACAAAAAAAGCGCACCCTGAACAAATTTCGAGTGCGCTTGACTTTATTAACACGTTGCGTTGCTACCAACCCGCAATGATCCCCACTTGGGCGGGAAGCGGATTTCCGTGAAAGGCAGTCATCGCGGCGACACCTGCTGGCGTATATGGCCAGCGATACCATACATGAAGATTAGTTGTTGCCCCTAACCCATTGATAATACCGTTATACGGGTTTGGCACACCTCCCCCCAATCCGTTGAGCCAAAACTGACAATTAAGACAAGGTGCAAGATCAACATATAAAACCGCTTGCAGATTTCCAATGCCCGGGACAACCGTGTATAGCGGCACGGGAGGGAGACCAGGTATAGCTCCCGCACTCAACGCGGCTCGCTCAGCATGTCCTCCCAGCACAGCCCCCCCATGCCCCAGAGCAATAGCTTGGATCGCCAATTGAGAATTTCCATACATTGCTCCAAAAGGTTGCCCAATAATCGCTGGATAAAAAGGGGAGTTCACGGCCACTGCAGCTCGACACGAACTATTCCCTATACCTATATGCCATGCAGCAATCATCGCGAAATGTTGTGCGCAGGCAGTGGCAAGCTGAACAGCTGCGGCATGCATAGGCTGTGCAGCAGCTCCGAACGCAGTAAACTGGTGATAGAAAATACCCATAGCGCACCTCCGCAAATTGTCTGGGATGATATTTATTTGTATGTCAATCTATAACAAATAGTAAATAACAAAAAATAAAGCCCCCTTCCTCACGGTCGGGGGCTCCCTCTTTTCTATTCCCCGCAGCTCACATTGGGCCGATCAGTTTCATGATGAGCGCGCCGAGGCTGCCGGCCGCAGCAGCCACGCCAGCAAGGACGGACAGCCCCCCGGCGCGTTTGTTCTCCGCAGCTTCAAGCGCGGCGATACGGACATCCAGTGCTGCAAGGCGTTTTCCATGATCCTTGAGCTGCGTTATCACGATGTCGTCGAGACGCTGGTTGGTGCCCGCGACCTCGGCCTTGAGCCCGGAAAGCTCGGCCTTCACTTCCCCGATCTCGCGGACAAGCTGCACGTCGTCGTTCATCGCCCCGCCTCCACGCCCTTGATCCACAGGAGCAGGTTCCCGGCCTCGCCAGCGGGCAGGTGCACCCACTCGCCGGACTCGGTGAACGTCTCGCCCCGGTAGGTGTAGGACCACTCACCCGTCACGACGGCCCCCGGCGTCAGCGGAGCCGGGCTTGTCGCGGCGGTCGGTTCCGCCACTGTGCTGCACCCACTCGCCGCCAGCGTCATCACGAACAGCAGCGCGATCAGCCTCGCGGCGTTCGCCGTACCGTTGACGCAGCCACAGCGTGATGAGTTCAACGAACGAGGTGAGGAACTCAAGGACGGCCCGCACATCACTTCCCCGTCACGGCCTTGACTTCGGCCTTCACGGTTTCGGACTTGCCGTCAGCCACGGCGCCCTTGTTCTGCCCGAAGTGTGCGACAAGGGCATGGGCCCAGCGGTAGAAGATGGCATAAAGCCCGGTCGGTTCCTTCGGCACAGGCATCCATACGGTGGCCACGGCGCACAGGCCGCACACGGTCATGACCACGCTCAGGGCGGTGACGAGCCTCGCCGCGTCGGGATACTGCGCGGAAAAACTCATCAAGGTCGAAAGGATGAAGTCAATCACGGTCGCTTCCATCAGTATTTGCCTCCATGCTGGTAAAAGGCCACGTCGCGCGGCTTGTCCGGGTCGTTGTCCACATGAATCCACGTCGGGGCCAGCTCGATGCGCCGGAATCCGGCTTCAAGCAGGGCTTGCAGCATGACGAAACGGGAATGGGAATCCACACAGCGAATGTCCACGGCGTAACCTCGCGTATGGGCGGACGTGGGCACGCCGCCGACCGCCTTGTTGTGCTTCGGGCAGCGGTAGGCGGAAGAAAGGGGGAACGGGATGCCCGCCAGATCACGGGCCTCATCGAGCATCTGGAGCAGATCGGCGTCCATCTTCTCCATGCCCGCGCCGCACCCGCACTTGCAGCGGAACTCGACCGGGGAGAAGTGACGCAAGGAAAGAACAGCCATAAAAAATCCTCCTGTCCCTACCATGTCACGGCGAGGCGGGAGGAAGTACCCTGAACTTGTTCAAACAGGAAGAAGGATAAAATAGAGGGCAATTCCAAGACTAGAATTTGAAAGGAAAAACGTGTATCCGTTATACGGATTACTTCTTTGACCCGTGTGGCGTTCCTTTTTCCTTTGATATTTAAAGCAAAAAATTAAGGAAATTTTCGTCAAAAATATTATGCTATAGAGCAAGGGATATCTTTGACAGATGGACTCCGTCAGCCCAGAAAAACGCAGTTGGATTATGGCCCAAGTAAAAGGGCGAGACACAAAGCCGGAAAAAGCTGTACGCTCTCTTTTACATCGTATGGGCTACCGATTCAGGCTTCAACGGAAGGATCTTCCGGGCAAACCTGATATCGTGTTGCCTAAATACCATACTGTAATTTTCGTGCATGGTTGCTATTGGCATCGGCATGATTGCCCCAACGGCAGGCGGCTCCCAAAGTCTCGGCTTGATTTTTGGCTCCCGAAACTGGAAGGAAATCGTGAACGCGATCTCAAAAAGCAAACTCTGTTACGGGAATTAGGTTGGAACGTCATGATTATTTGGGAATGTATGATTAGGGATGAGAGTGCGCTACGAGAGAATATCCGTTCTTTCCTTGAAAATACGCGATAGTAAACAAAATAAGGTAATCAAATGAAGTCTGTGGAATTGTTCGCCGGAGCGGGAGGATTAGCCTTAGGCGTATCCTTAGCCGGATTCACATCCGGTGCGGTGATAGAGTGGGATAAATGGGCATGTGATACCATCAGGGAAAACCAGCAAAGACAAAACCCACTGGTGGCGGATTGGCCCTTACATGAACAAGACGTGCGCTTATTCGATTTTTCGACCATCAAAGGAATTGACCTTCTTGCCGGAGGCCCTCCTTGCCAGCCTTTTTCTCTCGGCGGTAAACACAAAGCTTACTCGGACAAGCGGGATATGTTTCCCACAACCATTGATACTGTGCGGCGTTTACAGCCTAGAGCTTTCCTAGTGGAAAACGTCAAAGGGCTTACTCGAGCGTCGTTCGCCAACTATTTGCAATATACCATTCTGCAACTAAGCTACCCAGAATTGACACGTTCCCCTAAAGAAAGTTGGGTGGAACACCTCGCTCGATTGGAGAAAGAAAAAACCTCCGGGAGAAAGCAAGGGCTCACCTATGACGTGGTCTGGCGTGTAGTGAATGCCGCCGATTACGGTATTCCACAGCGCCGAGAACGTGTATTCATTGTGGGTTTTCGACATGACTTGGGCGTCCGCTGGTCTTTCCCTGAAACGACCCACTCAATGGAAGGTCTACTTTATTCGCAGTGGATAAGCGGCGAATACTGGGATCATCACAAGGTATCCTTTAAAGCGCGTGGCCCTCTCAATGACAAGCACAAAACCCGTATTGAAAAATTGCGCGGAATGGATGCCTCGACCTTAGGCAGGCCTTGGCTCACCGTTCGGGACGCATTACAAGGGCTTCCCGATCCTCAAAATAAGAAAGCGACGGCATTATGCGATAACCATATCTTTCAAGCCGGAGCGCGCGTTTACGCCGGGCATACGGGTAGCCCATTGGATTTACCAGCTAAAACACTTAAAGCTGGGGATCATGGTGTGCCCGGGGGTGAAAACATGCTGGTTACTCCTAGTGGGGAAGTACGGTATTTCACAGTGAGGGAATCAGCAAGATTACAAACATTTCCCGATACCTATATATTCCATGGCTCATGGACGGAAACCATGCGTCAGCTTGGTAATGCCGTTCCCGTTAAACTCGCTCGTATCATGGCGGCTAGTATTGCAGAAAAGTTGGTTGAAGCCGAAACCAAACGACTTATAGCCAAGATGAGGCGGTGTGCCTGATGGATGTAAAAATTTACAATCCGTTGGATAAGGTGAATCTTGGCGGCAGTGTGGCGGATGCTATGCTATCCGGCCCCATATTTCCTTTAGGGGGATTGGAGTCGTTCAATGGTGCTGGCATTTATGCCATTTACTATACGGGTGACTTTGAAGCCTATACCCCCTTGTCAGCGAAAAACAAGGATGGGGAATTTAACATGCCCATCTATGTGGGGAAAGCCGTTCCTCCTGGAGCACGAAAAGGGAATTTTGGCTTGGATTCCGAACCTGGCCCATCTTTATATAAAAGATTACAAGAACACGCTGAAAGTATAGCCACCGTTGAAAATCTGCGCATAGAAGACTTCTTCTGCCGTTTCCTAGTGGTGGACGATATTTGGATTCCCTTAGGGGAGTCGTTGCTAATCGCCAAATTTTCCCCGGTCTGGAATAAACTCATTGATGGCTTTGGAAATCATGATCCGGGCAAAGGTCGCTATGAGGGGGCGCGGCCTAAATGGGATACTCTTCATCCCGGAAGAAATTGGGCGAATAAATGTGCCACAAGGGCCGAGTCTGTTGAGCAGATTATCCAAGAAATTCAAGCTTATTTTAGAGGCATTGTTTAACAGGTATTTTCCACTCTTACGGGTATAATCTCACCACAGCCTAAGCTGCACCTGCGGCTTGGGCTGTTCCTTTATCTGCCGGGCGAGGATGCGCACGTAGCGTTCCGTCACGCCCAGTTCGAGGGCGATGTTTCCCGGCGACTTCCCGGAACTCAGCATACGGACAATCCTGTCCTTGAACGGCTCGCCTTTGCGCCTGTTCGGAAGCGTCACCCGGAGCCCGCCGAAGGCCGCGCAAAGCCTTTCCATGCGCTTCATCCCGAGGACGGCGGAAATCGGGGAACCCGCAACGGGCTTGCGGGGAATGTACGTGGACACGCCGCCCACGGCCCTGCATAAGAGATCCGCGCCGTCATCACCGATGGCGTCGACCAGTTCATCATGGCTTACCCACAGTTCACCCATCACGCCCCCCTCTTCTTCCCGAGCCGTTCCAGTTGTGCCTTGTGCGCATCGAGTTCGTCGGTGTACGCGCATACGCCGTACCCGTGGTGAACCGCCCTGTCGCAATCATAGACGGGATAGCCGTAGCGGATCATCAGGAGGCGGCTTACCTTGGCGTAGGCGCAAATCTTCGCCCAGCCAAGCAGTAGGTTACGTTCAGGCATCGCGGGCCTCCAAAGGGTACACAGCCACCTCCCAGTGCGGGACAGCGGCGTAGCATTTCGAGCAACGCAGGGACACCACCTGCCTGTCGTCGCCCCAAAACCCGGTCCGGGACATGGCGTCCTTGAGCTGCTTCGCCATGTTGTCGAGGTCCGGCTTCTTCGTATGGCCGATTTCGCCACGTAACATGGCCTCTCGTTGTTTTTTCGGGGTCGACGCAGGTATCGGGCATCCCCGCGATAAATTCGAGCGCGAGAGGGCCTTCCAGCGGCTTTTTCGGGGCACACGCCAAAAGCAGCTCGTCAAGCACGGCTTCCGCGATCTTCTGCCCGGCGGACTTGTAGGCCACGCTGTGCCCGCAGCGGACGGCGTGGCGGACGCGGCCCTGTGCCGTGGGCGTGCAGTGCAGGACAAAGCGGTAGGCCGTCACTGCTCCACCCCCAACGCCCGCAAATTGGCAAGCTGCTCATCAAGCGACGTGTCCGGCCTCCCCTGCCTGCGGACGTCCATCTTGCCGCGCAGGTTGGCGAGAATCTTCGCGCACCAGTCCGTACCGAGTTCGCACCGCTCATCGAGCGTCAACGCATTTTCCGGCAAGGCTTCGCGGTTCACGGCTGGCGTCCGCTTCCGGGACTCTTCCACCTGCCGCATCACGTCGGCAGGAACGGGGAAGAAGCTCAATTTGGCCTCAACCCGGCGTATGCCCTCGATGAACTCCGCATCGCTCACGTCAGCCAACACGTCGGCCCATGCCCTGACCAGCAGCTCGAACTCTTCCCGCTCCGGCATCGGTTGCCGGTAAAGCACAAACGCCTTGCTCAGTTCCAAAGCCAAAATCTTCAACGTCGCCATTTCGCACCGCCTCGTCAAAAGCCAGAATATGTTTTGCCCAATCGCCGCGTTCCTTCGCTTCCGCTTGCCTTGCCGTCATCGGACGCCCGCCGGACGGCCCTGCCGATTGTATTTCCCGCTCCGGAGGTTTCCGCAGCCAGTATTCCCGCTTGAGGAAATTCGCCGCCGAGGGGATGTATCTGCCACCCTGCCGCTTCCATGCCTCGGAGTCCTCCCACTGGCCGAGCGCGTCGAGGATGCGGGGCAAGCCGGGAAGGGCGCGGCTGGACTCAAGGGCCACCCATTCGCCCGCGGCTTCGCTCCTGCCTCCCCGGTGCTGTTCCGGGAACGCCTCGAAGAACTCGTCAAACGCCAGCGAGGGCTGACGGGAAGGGACGGCTTCCGGCTCTGGGTTCTCCGCCGGGCGTTCAACGCGCGCGCCCGCGTTAAACACACTTGTCTTTTTCTTCTGGTATAGGAGAAGGAGAAGGGGCATTGCTCGAATCATGCTCGGGCATTGCTTGAGCATCCGTTAAGCATTGCTTATTGATATTGTTTGCTTTTCCCCAGCGTGCCTGAGCAGCTTTTTGGGCCTTCTCGGAACGTGCCAGCGCTTCTGACTGCCACGGGTTATGCTCCTGCCAATCGTGCAGAACGTAGCCGTCCGAGGTTTCATCAACCCACATGCCAAGGCAGGTGTCGAAAAACTTCCGTTCTTCACCCTGCCAGTCTGCGGCAAGCTCAATGTCCTCCCAATCCATGCCGGAAAGATTGCCGTCGGGCCTGTACTGGGTAGACCAGAGCCACAGAACTTGCAGGGAGCGTATCCCCTCAAGCCCCAGACGACGGGCAGTCTTCTTTGTCTTCGGGTGTTGCCAGAACCCGACGGATAACCTGATGTCCGTATTCATACCTTCCCCCATACGGCGATCATGGACGGGAACGGCGCGGAAGCCGCCGCCCCTTCAAACTTCAAGCGTCCCTTTAAAAACCGGATTTCGGTTGCGGCCCGGTAGACGTGCTCATGGAACCACGCCGTATCGGTACGCGCCGGGAGAAGCCCGACGACCAGCGCGCCACGCTCTCCCTCCCTACGGGCTTTCTCGACCCACGGGCCGATCTCGCGGCCGTAGGGCGGGTTCATGTAGCAACGCTCCCCGGCCCACGAGTGTGCGAGGCCGTCCACAAGAGCGTCAGGGAACAGTCGGCGGAACGTCGTTTCCCCCCACACCCGCAGCGCATGGGGCGGCACGCAGTACCGACAGACCTTCGCAGACCACGGCACGGCGCATACGTCCAGCGTGAAATCGAACTCCAGATCAAGATTACGGAAGAACTCCCACGGCGTCGGCCAGTCGTCTTTGACGCTTGAGAAGAGAGCCCGGTTCAGCATGTGATCACCCTCCCCTCTTTGAACGCCAGACGAATACGCCGGAGCCGCTGCCGCCGTTCCCGGGCGGCGCGCTTGCTGCCCTTCTGGTCACGCCATGCCGAGATCACGACACAGGCCGGGCCTTCAAACTCGGCCACAACCTTGAGCCGTCCGTGGGCCATGACGAAGCGTTCGCCGTCCTTCATGCCGCTGCCCTTCACGCATGTCCCTTGGCGCAGAGCATCAAGTACCCCCTGCAACGAAATGCGCCGCTCGAAACAACGGTCGAGCGCGTGGGCGGAAAAGGTGAGGTTCATTCGTCCCCCTTGACCGTCCGGCAGAAGGTTTCCCGGACTTCCTTGAACGCCCTGTCTTTGAGTTCGTCGAGCTGCGCGAGCGTGATCTTGCCTTGGCGGTAGAGCTTGCAGCCTTCATGAAAGGCCACCAACGGCGGGTAGTCCTGCAACGCCTCGGCTTCGAGCGTCGGAGCGTCTGGCTCCTCATCGGCGGCGGACGCCAACGAGTACCCGAACCAGTTGGCAAGCTCCCGGAGCGGCCCATGCTCGCCGGTCGCTTCCATTACCCTGACCAGTTCCCACACCCGGAGCGTGGATTGCCCGTTGTTCGGGTTCAGGTCGGCGTAGACGGATGACTCGGATAACCCATGCCGCTCCCGCATCCCCGCGAACATTGCCCGGATGCCGCCGGGATACGTCCGGCAAAGCTGGTACGTCTTGGCTGCGACGGCCTGTAACAGTTTATTCATTTTGCAATTCCTTCCTGTGGGCCGCCGTGTTCCAGTAGCGGCATGGAAAAGATTCACCTGCTCATCACCCGGTGCGGCCCCGTCTGGCGCGTCCGAATCCTGATCCCTAGTCAACCGCGCCCACACTGGCGGGCGTACCGCGTCGCGGAGTACCCGACGCCCGAGGCCGTGGTCCGGCGGTGCGCGGAGGGGCTAGTCTCTGGGCATGAAAACGACAAGCATGACGAGCCCTACGGCAACGGCGAGGAAAAAGTTACTCAGCATTGCTTACCTCTTCGGGTTCGGTGGAAATGCTGGGGACAGCTGGTGTGAAAAGCTCCGGCATAAGCTCGGACCGAGGTATGCCGAGGATTTGTTCATACCGAATCACACTTTTAATCCCTAACTCCCGCTCACCAAGCCAATGTTTACGGACAGTTGAATAGGGAAGTCCTTGTTTTGAGGCTTCCATGACCGTTATCCCTCGAGATTCAAGTGCTTTTTTGAAGGTGTTCATAAATTCTTTTTGTACAAAAGTACATGCATGTCAAGTTTTTTGTTCTTTTGTCTTTTGGACAGGTGTACAACTTATGGTAAGGTTCTTCTATGAACGAAACTTTTATTGAAAACGTCAAAAAAGCTCTAAGGCTCTATGTTGATAGGGAGCATAATGGAGTCACGAGCCAAGCTGAAAAAGCGTTAGGGCTTGCAGAAGGAAGCGGACTTTTGAGCAAGTGGCTCAAGCCCCGTGGAGATAAAGGAGAACGAGTTCCATCATTACTCCAAATAGCCCCGCTCTTCCCGCAACTTGGAATTCGTGTGTTCTTTCCTTGGGAAGAGCTTCCAACGGAGTCAGTGGACACACGGAAGCTAGAATCCGAAATACACCGACTCAATATTGAACTTGCCAAAAAAGATGGGGCAATTGAGGCCCTTAATGCTCGGCTCGATCGCTACGAAACGGTGGCTGAGAAAGAAAACACCATGACCGCTCCCGCCTCCGCGAAATAAGGCGCGAACGGCGGCCCTCTGGATGTATCATCATCTATGTTGAGTACAGATGAAAATCCCCGTCGGAGCGGGGGAGTAGAGGATAAAAATGGAATTTTTTCATGTGAATAGATTTTTATTCGCCCCCGGAGCAGTTATCCTCCCGGGAGGATGGGGAAGGCCTATACTAAACGGCAGGATGTACTCTGGACTGAACAACAACGGGGTAAACTATTTCATTTTGTTTAGAGAATATGTATTTGAACAAATAAGGTTAGAACTTTTCTCTAAAAAACCAAGTAGGCTTCAAGGAACTTTTATTTGCCCAAATTTCGTTTCTGCACATAATTTTTGGGAAACTGAAAGAGCTGAAAGTGAAATAATATATAGAGTTGAAATTCTTGAGGATAAACCTTTTCATGTTTCTCCTTGGACTCTTGCAAATCAACCAAACTCACCTGAGTCCATATATTATGCTATGCCCAAGGCTGCAAAAAACTATTGGGAATTTCCACAAAAAGATAGATACGACCTTCCTTCTGATAATATGCTTGAAGCAATAACCGAAAGCGCCATTAAAATATTGGAAGTAGTTCAAGGTTCATCGGTATAAATTAATTTTTTCTTTCAGCATAAGAAGCGTATCTATGGGGCACGAATTTACTGGTGCCCCACATGACATGCCTCCGTGACTAGCTGTCGCACGGGATGCCGCACCCAAGGTTTTTATGATCTGTCTATCCAGAAAAGGGGCAATTGCAACTGTAAGACGCTCCTTCTCCTCATCATTCGCTGCCTCTAGTGCCTGAATCAGCTCTTTGATTTCCATCTTTCCTCCCACCCCTCACCCGAGAGGCTGTTTTATGGTCTTCTCGTACTTCTGGGGAACGGAAAAAATAAGTTTATCTCCGTTTGAATTTTCTCCCAGATAGGCATGTGTTGCCTCTTCCCCATATAGAGTCTTTCCGTCAGATTTCAAAAAACTGGCGACATACGCGGGGGAAACCTCAAACTCTACCCTCTCCCCCACCGGCACGAATCCGGCAAGGTCTCTAAGCACCTTTTCGACAAAATCATTCAGCTCTATTGCCATGTTTTCCTCCATTCTATGTCCATTCTATGTTGTCCATCTCTTGCCTATCTCCGCTTCTCTGGTCGCGGTGGCGGCGGTGGCGGGAAAGCAGGTTTCAAAGGATCGCCTCGTCGGTGCGTGGACGTGGATTGAAACCGAGCCGTCTCCCACTGTCGTTGTCTGAGCAGTAGTGCCCCGACCAGCGCCATGACGAACACGTCCTTGTCTTCGGAAGCGTCCCTGTCATACAGTTTGAACAACGCCTCTTCCGGATTGCTGCTCGAATTCAGGATCATGAAGATCCTGTTTGTCATGTCTGTAACCTTCTCCGAGGTAGATATTGGACCTAGTTTTGGCATGAATCTCCAAGACATTGTTCTTCCCCTATGCCCCTCCTCGTGAGGGGCTTTTTTGTGCCCTGCCGGGCGTGACCGCCGATGCCTTTGCTCTTTACGTAATGAGGTTTTGAATTCTTTTTGTACAAAAGTCAAATTTTATCTTGACTATTTTTGTACATAAGTACAATATTGATTCACGACAAACGGAACACCAAAGGAGAACGCCATGACCACCACAGCCCCCTACCTCGTAATCGGAACTTCCCCCTTCAACGGGATGGACACCGTGGATGAATGCGACTCTCTCGAAGAGGCGCGGGAGTTCGCCAACGAGCACGGCGGAAAGGTGATCAAGGCTTCCGAGTATCGCCCCAAGGGGTTGCTCGAAGACTGGCTCAACAACGAGCCCGAAGACTTCGGCGTCCGCCCCGGCATCGACTTCCCCGCAACCCTGCACCGCGCTGGGTAAGCCGCCTAGCCCCGCACTTGCCCCGGATTCCGGGGCAGGAAACGGGATTGGGACGCCAATCCAAACCTCAACGCAGGAGAGAGGAACCATGAAGGACTTGAACAGGATGACCGCTCAGGAACTGGATTCCGAGCTTTCCCGGCTTGCGCGCCTCCGCACCGCGACCTGCCGCATCACTCCAATCTTTGAACCGCAGGGCCTCGGGTTCGTGAACGACATCGACGGCAACGAACTCGCCCATTGTGCTCACGGAAGCGTCCGCGACTACATCGTCACGTTCGACCCCGCCACAGTCCGCGGACTTCTCGACGTCGCCATTGACGCCGTATCCGCCAGACTCGACGCGGTTTCCGAAGCCGAACGCAAGAGGGACGCGGCATGAAGTGGATAGAGCAATACCCCGTCGCGTGGCGCGTCGCCCTGATCGTCCTCTGCTTCCTGCTCGTGGGCTATTTCGAATGGGAAGACCAAGAACTCTTCAACAACATGACACCCCTGAGCGTGGAGGCGGAACGATGAATATCAAGGAACCGATTTTGATCCGCGCTTCCAGCCTCGCCGGACTGTTCGAATGCCCGGCCCGATGGGAAGCTCAAAACATCCGCGGACTGCGGACGCCTTCCAGCGGTTCCGCACGGCTTGGAACCGCCGTCCACACCAGCACGGCGCTGTTCGATACTTCGCGCATGAACGGAACGGGCATCACCCCGGACGAAGCGGCGGGCGCGGCTGTAGACGCCATCCACAAGCCGGATGAAGAAGTGGTATGGGACGACCTCCAGCCCACCGAAGCCGAGCGTATCGCCCTCTCCCTGCACCGCCTGTACTGCTCCACCATCGCGCCCCGACAAACCTATGCGGCGATCGAGGCCACCTGCGAACGGCTGGACATCGCGGATCTTGGCATCGCCCTGACGGGAACCGTGGACCGCGTAAGGCGGACGGAGGACGGCTATGGGATTGCCGACATCAAAACCGGGAAATCCGCCGTCGGCGCGGACGGAACCTGCAAGACACAGGGACATGCCGCCCAACTCGCCGTCTACGAACTACTGGCCGAGCACAGCACGGACATTTGCATCGAAGCCCCGGCCCAGATCATCGGGCTGCAAGTCGCCAAAACGGAAAGAGGCCAACGCGTGGCCACAGGGACAATCTCCGGCGGGCGGGACCTCCTCATCGGCGACGAAGAATTTCCCGGTCTTCTCGAAATGGCCGCAACCCTCATTCATAGCGGCAACTTTTACGGCAATCCCCGCTCCAACGGGTGCGGGGAAAAATACTGCCCCATCTTCAACACCTGCAAATGGAGACGATAACCCATGAGCCAACAGCCACAGACAACCACGCTTTCCGAATTGAAGAAGCCCGTGCCGCCCCTCGACCCTTCCATCAAGGCGGGCTTCGATACGGTGGGCGGTTTCGACCTCATCCAGCGCACGGCCAAACTGTTTGCGGCCTCCAACATCGTGCCGCAGCAGTTCCAAGGGAACCTCCCCAACTGCGTGATCGCCGTGGACATGGCCCTGCGCATGGGGGCCAACCCGCTCATGGTCTGCCAGAACCTCTATATCGTGCATGGACGCCCCGCATGGTCCGCACAATTCCTGATCGCCACCCTCAATCAATGCGGTCGGTTTACGTCCATCCGCTACGAATTTCAGGGCGAGGAAGGCAAGGATGAATGGGGATGTCGCGCCGTGGCTACCGAACTCGCTACGGGGGAAAAGCTGACCGGCCCGCTCATCACTATTGGGCTTGCCAAAAAGGAAGGCTGGTACGGCAAGAACGGGAGCAAGTGGCAGTCCATGCCGGAACTGATGCTCCGTTACCGGGCGGCGTCGTGGTTCGTCCGGGCCTATGCCCCGGAAATCGCCATGGGCTTGAAGACCGCCGAAGAAGTGCAGGACACGTATGCTCTCGAACCCGCCGAAGACGGGACATATCGCGTATCCGTGCAGGAAATGAAGGAAGAAGCGCAGGACAGGGATACCCCGTCCAAGCGTAGCCGCCCCACCAACGCCGAAATGGAAGCCCGACGCAAAGAAGCCGCGGACGCATGGCTGGCCACGGGCAACCCGATTGAGGACGTCGAAAAACTGGTGAACGCCTACGCCCGCAACTGGACCACGGCGCAGTGCGAAAAGGCCAAGCAACTTGCCGCCGAAGCCATGCGGAACGGAGCGCAACAGGACGCCCCGGAAGTACCCGCGCAGCCGGAAGCGCAACCCGCCCCCGCCGCCAACATGATCACCTGTCCGAAAACCGAAACGCAGGTGAGCGACTGGACGTGCTCCGACTGCGAACAGCGCGCCGGATGCCCGGCGTGGGCCGAGTAGCCCCCAAACCGCTCCGCACCTTCCTTCCGGGGCGTCACCATAAAAGCCTCGCCGGGGGCTTCATACCCGGCATCTAAAACTCTAACCGCCTACGCGGCGGATAACGAATTGATCCATCCGGTTTTCGGTTCCGTGCACTTCTAAACCGCCTACGCGGCGGATAACATCCTGCCCACGGAAATCGTCTGTGCTTTTGACTTCTAAACCGCCTACGCGGCGGATAACGGGGCTGAACTGCTCGCCGCGCTGCTCAGGTGCTTCTAAACCGCCTACGCGGCGGATAACATCCAGCAGTTCGGGGAAGGTTCGGCGCAGGTCTTCTAAACCGCCTACGCGGCGGATAACGCGTATGAGCGATTCGGTGAAGCCCTCCCTATCTTCTAAACCGCCTACGCGGCGGATAACCAATGGCCCCGTTGCGGTACCGTGACGCTGGACTTCTAAACCGCCTACGCGGCGGATAACAAAAAGTGAGCGCGAGGGAATCAGCCCTATCACTTCTAAACCGCCTACGCGGCGGATAACCTTTGCCCGGGGGCGGGCCGTGTCAGGCGTAACTTCTAAACCGCCTACGCGGCGGATAACTTCCGTCAGAATGTCCCTCCGTTGCTGCTCAACTTCTAAACCGCCTACGCGGCGGATAACTCCGGGCGAACCACCTTGCGCTTGTGCCGGAACTTCTAAACCGCCTACGCGGCGGATAACTAGAACCTTTTGCAAAAGTATCCCTACGTTTCAGTAAGTTACATTCGAAAAAGCTTCACGGACTTCGCTTTTAATCTCTATCTTTAACCACCTTATTCTCAATCCTTTTTTTCGACAACTTTTTTATGAAGCCAAAGGAAAGATATGATCACCCCCGAAGAACTCGACTACATCCGAACCGCCGCCATCGGCGACATGCTCGGAGACTCCCGCGCTTTTGATGGGATGGGGCCGTCCGCCGTCATTTTCAGATTGTGTGTGGAGATCAAGAAGCTCCGCAAAGAGCGCAACGAAAACAGCGTGTTAATCCGTTTCATCATCGGCAGATTGGAAGCCATAGCCCAAAGAGGAAAAGCCTCCCGCAAGGCGGTATAGGAGCATAGCATGGAACCGGAACTCCTGACGACGAAACAGGCCGCTTCCGTCATGAACATCGGCGAGGAGAGGGCGCGGGCAATCCTGCTGTCCCGTGGCGTCCAGCCTGTGAGCCTTCCGTGGGGCAAGGAACGCAAAACCTTGCGCTGGTCACGGCGCGCCGTTATGACGGTGATCGACACATTACATGCTGAGGCTCAGGCAAAGGCAGGAGTTCCCAAGCGCCGACGATCACTCAAAACAGCAGGGTGCGTCATCGGAAAATCCGCAGAGGAACTTTTCGCAGAATTCAATATGGGGGCCGTCCAGTAGTGGCTGGCACGGCCCCCTTTGCTCAGGAGCTATTCAGTATGGCCATCAGACAAAGGGTAGGCCGTAAAAAGCCGTGGGAAGTGTACTGGAACAACCCCTTTACGCTCAAGCGTGAGTCACTTTACGTCGAAACGGAGGAAGAAGCAAAAAAACAGGATGCACTCAAGAAGTTTCAGCTCAAGTATGAACGGGATTTCTTCCGGCGGGAGGAAGCGGAAGCGCCGCAGGTGGAGCATACCTTTGAATCCGCGTACTACCTGTTCCTGAAAGACAAGCGGTTCTCCGAAAGATCACTGGAAAGACATTTGAAGAACATGAAGCGCTCGCTCGCCTTTCTGAAAGACACGCCTCTTTCCGATATTGATAATACGAAACTAAAACAGCTGATGAGCCATTTCCTTTCTTTCGGGATCAGGGCGTCGACCCTAAAAAGATGTATCGGACAGGTCTTTTCGGTCATCCGTTGGGCGTATCAAAACGAATTGCTGCGTGAGCTTCCAAGGATTCCCAAGCTTCCCCCATATCGAATACGAGCATTTCATCCCTCCCACACAGCAAGAGCTTGCTCTGGTGTTTGTCCATGCGCCGGAGCATGTCCGGAGGGTTGTCATCCTTGGCTCGCAAATGGGGATGCGTGTAGGGCCGTCAGAGCTGTTTGGCTTGATGTGGTCCGATGTGGACTTGGAAAACAAGGTGATACACCTACGCGCCGCCCAAAAGAACAAAAACGAGCCTGTCAGGGATATTCCAATCAGGCAATCCCTCGTGGAGGAATTGAAGGCATGGCAAGAGGTCGATAG